GGTCACCGGCGACTTGAGCCTGCTGCGCTTGGATGTAGGTGGAGAAATCCTCAACCGCCGACTTTCGCTCTTCGGCGCGGCTCGGTGTCAAGTACCCGCCTTGCTTTGCGTGATGAAACAGCGTGCCTATTGATACGCCCTTGCCTTGGTGAAAGCTTTTCCAGTGCGTGTCGATGTCCTGTTCCGACTTGTACTTCGCGCCTTGACTTGACCAATTGGCCCAGAGCTGGTGACCTTGAGCGCCAAAGGCCGTGTGCAGCGCTTGGCCGATCTCAATCCATGTCGTGTAGTCTGAATCTGGGTTGATGAACTGGAGGGCTTGGGCTGCCTTGCTGTAATCATCGGTGGAGGATGTGACTGGTGTATATACAAAACTGTCTGGCTTTGGCCGTGGCACTTCGGCTGGCTGGTTGGAGTTGTCCTGCTCAATGACGCCCCACATAGTCAGCAAAGACAATAGATTGTCATGCACCTCGTTGGATAGCTTGCCGGTGAGTTTCTGACCGGACAGCAGGACTGACTTGCCTGGTGAGGTTGGCAGCCCGAACACCTCAATCTCTTGGCCGCCGCCCAACTTGTACTTAGGCTTGATCTTGTCCAAGTCCTCATCAGCCACGAACAAGAAGACATGCCGCCCCCGTCCGGAGACGCTTACCTCCGTGAGTTGATCCTGCTGCTTAACCCACTCGGCCATGCGCTTAATGGCAATGTTGGTTGCACCTGTGGAGTGCTTCATGTCCACATCAAGGCAGACAAGGTACGCGCCTTGGCTCATGGTTGGGGTCTGCATCACGATGCCCAGATAGTTGCCGGCCGGCGCGGCATCCATCGCTTGCACCTCGGATGCGCTGTAAAGCTGGTCTGGTGTAGTGTCACGCGCCACACCTTGGCCGGACTTCTTGTAGGGGATTTTCTTGCCATCGGCAGTGGTGGCAAAGGTGCAGAACACTGCACTTGGATGCTGCTCGATCAGCTTGACAGCAATGGCCTTTGAGTTGGTGAACTCAGTGGCCGTTGCTTTTGCTAAAATACTCATGTTGTTGATCTCGCGGTTGACGACAAGTTGTTCTCCTTCTGGAGTGATCCAGTTACCCCTGACAGTTCACGCTGTCAGGGGTTTTTCTTTGCGGGACAGCAATTCTAGTCCTTGGCCTTTTCTTTGACCAAGCTGGAAGCCGCATGCTTCTCACCGATCAGGTCTTCGCTGATCTGGATGTCCAGCTTGGCAATGGCCGATGGCGACTTGAGATCAAATGCCTGCGGGTACGACTTCAGCGCCTCGTAGGCCAAGGCGTCAGACTTCCAAAACTTGGTCTTGCGCCCTGGGCGCAGTGTCCAGCCTTGGATGGTTGACCCCTCGGTGATCTGACGCTTGGCTGACTCCAGCACTGCCTCAGACCACATCGCTGCAAGCTGGGCCAGTTCAATCATGTCGGGCGTAACGGCTGGCACTGCGACCACCTCGCCCTTGTCGGCCTGCTTCACGATGTCTGCAAACTCTTTGCGTGCGTTGTCCTGCACCTTCTGCCGCATGGACGGGCAGATGGGCTTGGCCTTGCAGTAGCGGCAAGCACTGGTGGACGGGTTGGTCGGTGCGTCATCGGTCAGCGCAAGAGTGGCAGCGGCCAGCAGGTCATGGCCGTGCTTGATGAGTTCAGCGCCTGAGACTGTCCACTTGCTGTGGCCGGCTCGGGGCTGGAAGATGTGCATGGTGCATGTAATCGTTGCAGGCGCATTCAACATGCGCATGACGCCCAGAGCGTAGGTCAGCATCTGCTTGTTGTCCTCGGCCTCGACCAGCACTCGGCCCGTCTTGAGATCGACCACATGGAGGTGGTCGCCATCGACCAGCACGGCATCAGCAGTGCCGCCAAGGGATTGGTGCAGGGTCTTGAGGCCTGCGTCCACATTGACCTCAATCATGCGCTTGCGGGGTTTTTCGACCAGCGTATTGATGAAGGTGGCGTACTCGTTGGCCATGTCAAAGTGATCGTCTGGGTGGTCTTTGGGGTTGACCGCCTCGCCGCGCAGAATGCGCTCGGATAGCTCATGGATAGCCGTGCCGATGGTAGCGGCCTCACCGGCTGGCTCATAAGGCATCTTGCTTTCCAGCCGGTAAGAGCCTGGGCAGCTCATCACCCTGTCCATGCGGGATGCTGAGAGTCGGGCGTGTTTTCTGGTTTCATGTTGCATGGTTTTCTCCCTTTAAATTAATGGTTGCTGCTTGCAGTCACTGGCGCTAATGCCGTTTACACCTTCAAATAAACTGCGCTGTGCATAGGCTTGCTCTATACGCTTGCAGGCAATGTCAAAGTATTTTGGTTCGCGCTCAATGCCCATGAACTTGCGGCCCATCTGTATGGCGGCTACGCCTGTTGTACCGCTGCCCATGAAGGGGTCTAGGATGGTTTGCGGGTCGCCAGCTTGTTGAATGCACCACTTCATCAAGGCCAGCGGTTTTTGTGTTGGGTGTGCAACCCTTTCTGCATTGGTGGCTGCAATCGTCCAATCAAAAAACTTGGCGTTAGCATCAAAGTTAGTCCATGCAAACTCACATCCAGCCATAGTTTGCACCGCATCGCGTTTAATCCATGTAAGCCAGCAGCGAGATGGTGGAAATGAAAAATAATTACCACCCCAAACAATCGCCTTGTCAGAAAGTTGACGCGCCATGTTGACAAGTTCAGCGGGTGCAACCGCATCCCAGTCTTTGCTTTCGCCCTCAAATTTTTTACCCCATGTCCCGCCTTGCAGCTTTTCAGCCAGCCCATAAGGCGGGTCAGTAATCACCGCATCCACCTTGCCCAGAGTAGGCAATATATCCATGCAGTCCCCAAGGTACAGCGTGGCATCGCCTATTTGTATTTTCATTTAATCCCCTTAAATAATCTGATTCACAATATTTTGCTTTTTCAGTACCTTGGCCAGCACATTGTGGTCGAGGCTGGCCCTGATGGTCAGCAGGTATATGACCGGCTTGACCCCTGACTTGTTGATGTTCTCCACCCTGCTGGACGCCTGCTCCAGTGCAGAGGTTGACCAGGTGCATTCGACAAAGACAATCGTGTCGGCGGCACTCAGGTCAACCCCCTCAGACATGGCCGCAATGTTGCCCACAATCACTTTGGTCTGGCCAGACTGAAATGCGGCAATGTTCTCGGTGCGCTTGGTGGACAGAGTGTCGCCCACCACCACCACCGGCTTGTGGTCTTTAAGTTCCTCGACCAGCCCATGCACCACATCCTTGTGGTGCGCGAACACCACCACCGGCTCACCGGACTCGAGCAAATCGCTGATGAATTCGGATGCCGCCTTGATCTTGCGCATGCCTGCCTCACGCATGATCTCGGCCAAGCCCTCAAAGGCCATCAGAGCGTTTGGATTGGCCACCAAGGCATCGGCATCAAAGGATTGCTCACGCTTGTCTACGGGCAGGTCAAAGGTCACCAGTGATACCTGTGGCTGCTGGTAGTCCATGAAGATGTCCTCCTTCTTCCTGCGCAGGACAAAGGGCCGCATCAGTGCTTTCAATTCGGGTATGTTGCTAGCACCTGAGACATCCAAGCCCCAAGGCGCACTCCACATCTTGGCGTAGCGTGCAGCAAAGTCAAACCAGCCGCCTCGGTAGATGCCCAGCCCGTGAAGGATGGGCCAGAGTTCGATGGGCCTGTTGGGGATGGGCGTGCCGGACAGGGCATAAACCCTATCAATCTTTTTCATCATCAGCATCGCCGCCTTAGTGCGGATAGCCTTGTTGTTTTTGAGCCTGTGGCACTCGTCAAACACCACAGTTTTAATTCCTGTAAAAGCCGTGACACTGCTCAGGATGTCGTAGTTAACGATGGTCGCGCCAGAGCAAATAATCTCTGCCGCCTGCTTCTTGCCGGTAATGACGCGCACTGGCACTGATGGGTCGAGCTTGTTGAATGCCGCCTCCCACACTGTCTTGGCAATGGCTGGGCAGACCACGATGGCCGGCAGGTGTTGCAGAGCCGCCGCTGCCGCTGGCAGGGTCTTGCCCACCCTCGGCTGGTCGGCCAGGATGGCTCGCCTCTTGTCCAGCAGGAATTGCTTGGCCTCTTCTTGGTGTGGGAACAGTTTCATCGTTTTCCTCGTTTTCAGCGGTTTATGGAATCTTGATTGTGGCTCAAAGAAAAAACACTTGCAACATTTATTTGTGCTAAAGTGCAATTGTCTGGCCGCCTTGGTCAGGCTGAAAACCTGAAAACGATCAACCAAAAGGAAACGATCAAATGTCAACAAGAGTCACAACCGGCGAGGTGCGCACCTCCTACTTCTCAGGCTTGCAGAGCCGCAAAAACGAAATGAATGGCAAGGATGAGTACAGCACTCAGATCCTCATTCCCAAGACCGACAAAGAAACGCTGGCCGCTTTGAAGGCAGCAGCCAAGGAAGCGCTGGTCGCCAAGTTCGGTGACAAAGTGCCAAAAAACATCCGCAACCCATTGCGTGATGGCGACACTGAAACTAAGACAGACGGGTCGCCACTCGGCAAAGAGTACGCCGGCCACTTCTTTTGCAATGTCAAAAGCACCGCCAAGCCTGGTGCTATTGACGCCCACGGCAATGACCTGATTGGCGCTGACGATATTGTCAGTGGCGACTATGTGCGGGTGAGTCTGAATGCCTACGCTTACAGCCAAGCTGGCAACAATGGCGTGTCTTTTGGCCTGAACAACATCTTGCTGCTCAAGAAGGGCCAGCCTCTGGGCGGCTCTAAGCCAAGTGCTGCTGATGACTTCGGCATCGGCAAGTCGGCTGCACCAGCCGCCGCTGCCGCCGAGTCCTCAGACTGGTGATTTCTGCTCAATCAGCTTGAGCAAAGCCTGCTCAAGTTGGTTGACTGAATCCCAAAGGGGCTTCACAGACCCAGACATCCAGCGGCTCACCTGCGGCTGCTGGATGCCAGCCTCACGGCATACGGCATTCATCCTGATGCCATGCTCTCTGGCCTTATCCCGAATATCTTGTACTGATTGCATAGGTGTATTTTAGCAACAACAGATCAATTTATTGACTACTATGCGAATTAGTTTATTTGATGTAAACTTCGTAACACTACTAACTCAAGGGTAACAACATGAACAAATTAAGCAATCGCGCTGATGCAGCGCTGGACTATCTGCTGTGCTTGGTGATCGGCTGCGGCTTGGCTGCGGCACTGGTGGCATGGTGGTCAGCATGAGGAAAACAACACCCCCACCAGCCCTGAACAAAATGCTTGGGGTGTATGTCCCCCTTGAATTGAAACCCTTCACTGGCCGACCAGGTGCAATGGACGCATTCAAGCTGCCGTCACTGATCGCCAATTTGCGTACATACAGAAAAGATGCGGACAAGCTATGAGCGAGCCAGTTCTTGAGCCAGCACTGGTGGCCGCCATTGAGTTCATGGACGATCTGCTGTCGCCGGAGATGTATGGCCATGCGATACCGGAAGACGCCCACACTCGGGCCTTCGTGGTGCGTGCCATGCTGCGCCGTGAGTACACCCGCAGGATGCAAGATGCGCGGACTAAAGCCGGTCTATAGAGCCGCCATCGTCCGGCTGTTGAGCATTGGCCCGTTGAGTGTGGCAGAGATCGCTGTGCGTCTGCCCTGCGCTCTGGCCACCGCATACGACAATGTCCGAGCACTGCGCAAGGCCAAGGTGGTGCGGGTGCATGGTTATGAAAAGTCCGGCAATATGACCACAGCCTTGCTGACGATGGGCAGTGAGCCAGATGCACCAAGGCCGGTGTCGTTCACAGCCGCCGAGCGTATGCGTAAAAAACGCCACAAGATGTCGGCTGACGATAAGGATTTTCTGAATGCACGCCGCCGTCAGAGGAATCGAAAGATCAAGATCGACCCACTGACAGCGGCATTTTTTGGGGGGATGCGTTAATCGCCCAGCAAGCCTGGGACAAGTTGACCAGCACTGGTGGACGCACCTGCTGCACGGGTTTGCTGCTGCAATGCACGCCTTCTCAAGTCATCCAAGACGGGCGTCAGGCTTGTCAAAAGCTGCTGCTGCTGCGTGAAACTAGGATTTAAAACGCTTCGTGCCACTTGCTCTGCAACATTCTCATTCATGCCCTGCATGCGTGGGACAAGCTGGCCCATCAAATTAAGGCCGCCACCGATAAGATCTCCGCGCATCAATTGACCACCAGCGGAAATGATTTCAGATGGTGCAGGCCCAGACAACTCAGCAATGTCCTGCCCAATTGGTGCTGTTGGCGAGCCACCCTCAATGCGTGATCGAGTGATTCCCATTTGACGCTCACGCTCAAGGTTTTTCACAAAGGATTCGTACTCTCCTTCGGAATTAAAAATGGTGCGCATACGATCACGCATTTCGCGTGAGTCCAAATACTTGTTGGCAATATCTGCTGTCTCTTTCGTAGCATAAATGTCATCACGCAAAGACTGAATTGCACCAAGTCGGTACATTTGCCGTTCTGAGTCATCAGAAAATCTGGCAAGTTCTCTGTTAATTTCTGCTGGCTTTTTCTTGAGGAACTTTGTTGACCCAGCCTCAAGAGCATCGTTCAGCAAAGACTCATCAGCAAAAGTTTTTACCGCCCGTCCATAGACAGGGACTTTTTCAGTGATCGCATTGAGCAAAGAGACGCGCAACTCATCAAGATCATTTGCTCGATTTGTTTTGCCCGACTGCCTTGCTTCATTCGCAATACCGCCAACATACTTGTATGCTTTATCCAGCATGACAATATCGTTGTCGGGCAAGTCTGCAAACTGAGGCAATCGTCTTGCATCATTGATGGCCTGTTGAATGTCTTTTGATTTCTTCAGCAAATTGTCGATGGCAAAAGAATTTACCTGACCCGCACTTCTGGCTTGCTCATACAGTGGAGCAGCCAGCAAAGATCGATTACGGATAATTTCATCAGCCACCTCCCGAATGTCACGCGCACCAACTGCCGTCAAGTCGGTGATGTCTTGTGTAATCCTTGGGCCTGCACCTCTGGCACGCTCGATGAGCATCTGGCGTGTTTCTGTTTGTGCGGATTGTGGGATTGCCATTGCACCACGGGCCAAGCGCCGCATGGACTCACCAGCGTAGTCGGCCAAGGTTTCATCTTTTACGCCCAATGCAAGGTTTCTTTGTGCCTGCTGCTGGGCCAGCGCCACTGGATCAAGACCTTCTTGCGCCAACTTCTTGGCAATAAGCTCTTGCGCTTTTCTAGCCGCATCTTGTGGCTGGGCCGGAGTGAAAGCGCTTTTAACTGCTTTACCACCCGAACTTACCGCACTGGTAACCAATGGGGTTGCACCGCCGAATACGCCACCAGTTACTGTACCCAAGCCAGCGCCTGCGGCTCTACTGCCTAATCCACCTTCAGCTCCACCAGCACCAGAGACAGCGCCAGAGGCTGCTCCATATCCAGCACCGCGCAAAGCAATGCCTCCCAAGGTTGGGACTTTAGTGGCAATGCGTGCAGTACCCGCTGCGACTGCTGGCAATGTTGCGCCGCCAGTAAATGGTGCAGCAATAAGAGCAGCCGCTGTAGGAGCCAAACCGCCGACCAGTTCACCAGCGAATGCTCGGCCAGGGTATTGCTGCTCGTACTGCTTGATGCCAGCCCTTACCCTTGCCAACTGGTCTTGATAATCTTTGTTTGATATAGACCCAGACTTCAGTGCCGCCTCAATCTCATCAGCAAAGTTGAAAGACAGACCCTGCAAAAGTGAGCGGCCAAAACCAGCATCCACAGGTGGGCCGGTTAGCTTTCTGGAACTTGCGACTGCTGCCTCAAACTTGGTCGGAGTAAAGCCTTCAGACTTAAGGTAGCCAACAACATCATTCGCAGGTGCATTTTGCTCTTGCATCCTGCGAATGTTTTCCTGCACTCTCTCGATGTTGGATATTGTTGCCATCATTAATTCCTTTTCAGAAGGTTGTATGTATCAAAAAAAGATTTTGGCTTTTTCTTTTTGTCTTCGGCGGCAGCAGCGGCAATTTGTGCCGGTGTTTGAATGCGTTGAAATGGATCAAAGACAACTTGATTCGGATCCAATCTGTTTTGTATGGCAATGCCCCTGTATCTTTCTGCGATATCTTGTTGCAATTGCCTTTGCGACTCAATCAGATTTCTTGACTGAGCGTAGAAGTCTTGTCGAATTTCATCAATCAATCCCTGTCCTGTGAGAGCTTTGTTGTATTGCGCTCTCACCCGATCTGGAACACTGCCGGCGTTTGTTGCTGTGGCCTGCTCACCCTGCATCACAGTTGAGTTTGGATCCAAAATTTTCATGTATCCATAAACCAATGAGATGTCGCCAGCCGCTGATGGATTCAAGGCCGCAGCCTCAACCTTTCTAAAAGCCTGACCCAAGTCGGTAAACGGCTTCATTTGAGTCGTGTAATCAGCCCTTAATTCTTTTTCTCTTGTATATGCTTTGCCAGTTCCAGCAATAAGTGGGACAGGGCCAGCAGTTGCCGGTGCTGCACTTGGTGCTGGCGCTGTTGCTGCTGGCGCTGTGCCTGCTGCTGGCGCCGCTGGTCGTGCTGCACCTGCGCCTGCTACTGTTGGTGCAGCAACGGGTAGGCGAGGCATGCCACCACCGCCACCGCCAACAACAAAATAACCATCTTCTGCATTTCCGACAACTTGCGGAGCCAGAGTTTTAGCAAATGATGTTCCGCTAGGAATGCTGTAAGGATCCATAAATTGAGTGCTGCCACCCCTATCAATGGAGATTCTTGGTATCAACGGAGACACACCGCTGACAATCTTGTAAGTCCCGTCATCGTAGTTCTGCACCATAACGGGCTGACCACTAGGCCCCATCACTTGCTGTGGCGCACCAGATGGTTTTGCTGCCGGTGCTACGGGTGCATCTATAACTCCACCGGTTTTGGTCATAAGGTAAAACTTACCATCTCGCCCTTGGAATGGCTGACCCACTGCTTCAGGCCGTGGGTTGAAGTTTTCTGCCATTTCTTGGTAACGCTTGGCATCTTCAGACTTGCCTTGCGCTGCATAAATGTCGGCAATTGTTCGGTACTGATTGGCCTTTAATTCATTGGCTGTTGGCTGTGGCATGGAGTCCATCAACTCAGCACGCTGAATAGTTGGGCCAAGCGGCATGCCTGGTGCAGCCAATGCGGCTTGTGCCATGTTCATGGGCTGTGGCGCAGTGGTCAGAACATCTGCAATTTGCTTTCTCAATTGCTCGGCTCGTTTAGCCTCTTCCAACTTCTGATTCAGCACCAGATCCTGCACCGAGCCAGCACGCGCCTGCTGGTAGCCCTGCTGACCTGCTTGCAGAGCCGAGCCAAGGGCTTGGCCAAGACCGATGGGGGTGGTGCTGCGGCCACTGGCTTGCAGCAATGCAGCAGCCGCTGACAGGGCTGCGTTGCGGCCCATCAGCTTGCGCTGGTCTTCACTCAGCAGCGCATCAAGACCCGTTGGCGTGCCACCCATACCGCCGCCGAAAATGCTGCCGATGTTTGAGAAGTCAAATTGCGTTGCCATTTTTGTCCCCTTAACCAAACAGACCAAGCAATGCGCCAATTGCAGCACCCGTGCCGCCGCTGACTGCGTTATTAGTAAGGCCGGCCAACTGAGAGCCAGCCAGAGCACCGCCCAAAAGACCAGCGCCACGGTTTTGTGTATACGGTGTAGATACACTGCCGCCCAAGTTGGCTGGGCTTGCACCCAAGCTGGACTGCACGATGCCAAGTTTTTGCAGGCCGATGTTGCGGATGGCATCCATCTGCTGCTGCTCCAGAGCCTGACGCGCACCGCCCAAGGCCAACACATTCTGGCCACCTTGGAGGTTTTGTCCACGGGCATACTGAGCCAACTGAGTCGCTTGACCAAAGCCTTGATTGCGCAGGTTGGCTGACAGGTCAGCGGCTTGTTTTAAGGCTGCGGCATTGGTCAGTGAAGACTGCACACCTTGGCGCGAGCCACCAAAGGCTCTGGCTTGTGTAGCGGCCTGACGATCTCTAAGGTCGGCCATCTGGCGGCTCGACTCAATATCGGCAAGGCTGCGGTCAATGACCTCTTGCTGGTACGGATTCATAAACCCGCCAATTTCCTGACCAGTGAACGGGGTCAGGGATTGGTTGACGATCTGTTCTTCACCAGCTTGGTACAAAGGATTGAATCCGGCAAACTGCTGGACAGGCAATGCCGCTGCGACACCTTGAGCCTGACCAAAGTTTGTGAGAAACGCACTCTTGATGTCAGGATCGATTGAAGTCGTTGATACTTGGTTTCCACCTTTAGACATTTTTTTCCCCTTAGCCGAGTAAAGATTTCATTTTTTTGGCAGGTATCTTGCCAGCGTTAATCATGTCCAGCAGCCCTGCGCCGTACTTCTTGACCGCTGATTTCTTGATGACATACTCGCCGATCTGCAACATGCCAGCACCGTCATCTGGGCCTGGTGGGTTAGGGCCGACAACCTTATCAACAGGGCCGCCCATGTTGTACTGGCCTTCACCAAAACTGTCACTGCCGCCGCCATCACTGTAGCCACCATAACCGCCGCCGTCTCCACCAGTATTCTGGTCTGCAACACTTTGCGCTAGCGCTGCTGCCGTGTCAGCAGCCAGTGCATCTTGCATCGACTGCATGGATTGAGCGTTCATAGCAGCATTGGCAGCCGCTGCATTAGCTGCATTCATGTCGGCAATCTCACTGGCGCGGAAACTCTCTTTTGCGGCTTGGTATGCGGCAGGGTTGACGCCCATCGTGATCAAACCTTCACGGTTATAAAGATCTGGATTCATTGCTTTTGCCAAAGCACCCAATGAAGTAAACCCCAAAGCCTTCTGGCCAAGCTGCGTGACGCTGGCCATGAACGGGTTTGCAGAGTAATAAGCAGCCCTCTCAGCATCAGTCTTGTTTGACCAATCGCTGGGGGCGGCAGGCTCAGAGCCACCGCCGCCGCCACCACCGCCAAAGCCAAGCTGGCCAATTGCTCTTGGCGCATTGCTGTACATGTTGGGGTTGTAGCCACCTTGGAAATTATTGTAGCCACCAGACACACCAGCGTATGGATTCTGAAGTAGTGGCATTCGGCCCATGATCTGCTGGTACGGGCTGACGCCCACCTGAGAGGATGGAGTAACCCCTTGGCTCTGACCAAGCAGTCTCCGCAATTCCTCAAGACTCAACATGCCGAGATTTACATCTGTTGCCATTTACAACTCCTTTGCAAGTACAGACCACTGTGGGCTGTAACCCTCGTCTTTTAAAAATGTCTTTGCCCAGCCCTTGCGGCCTGCCAAAGTCACTCTGGTGCAGCCAATCGACTTGCCCCAGGATTCGATCATTGGTCGCATCCGTGAGAGTTCATCTAGGTCGCCACCAGCCAAGAAGTAATGCAAGTTCTTGAGTCGCGGATAGACAATGATCTCTGTCAATACCACCGAGTTTGAGGCCGGCCACAACTGCAATCTGTGATCCCCCACCATCTCGGCAACATCGTCAAAATTATGTGTGCCTCCAGAGTATTCTAAAGCAGCCTCCACATGGTGGCGTAGTCTCTTCAAATGCTCAAAATCACTCATCGTTTGCCGCTGGCCACCGCATCCAGCCGCATCACCCCAATGCGCCAATCAGCCAAAACAGCACCCGTTACCTTGACATTGACCTGCCGCGCCGCAAACCGGACATCGGTAGGGTTGGCCGCCGTGTATGGGCCAAAGGTGGACTGAGCGCCTGTCGGGTAATTGCGGGTCTTGAATGAAACCACCGCCTCGCCAAGTGTCTGCTCATCTGGGACAACTTGCCGCACAGACATGATGTTGTCGCCATTGCCAAGCTGCACTGGCCCAGACTCAGCAAAAACACTGGCGCTGTCATAGGCAAAGCCCACCTCATGCTCGTAGATGTAACCATCGGTTGACACCAGCAGCGGGTTGGTAAACACACCCGCATCAGTGCCAGCGGTACGGGCCAATGAGCCTATGTTCCAGTGGTTTTCGCGGTAGTTGTAGGTGACATAGCTGTCATTTTCATTGCTGCCGCTGCTTGGGTAGTACCACCAGATCTCACCAAACTGACTGTTGTGGACAGCGTAAACCTTGGATGCTTGGTTGTAGTTGATGTTGTTAAAAATATAATCTGAGACTTCGCAAGGCAAGGGCTTGACATATCCGTCATAAGTCCAGAAACCGGACTTGCTCATCCAGATGGCCGCCGTGTCAATGGCCGCCACAGCTTGGGCTGAGATCAGGCCGCAGCCAGATCCGGCCTTCTCAAAGCCATAGATAAATGGTGCGCCAATGTAGTTTGCTGTATGTACATCCACATCTGTAAAGAGTAGGTTGACACCCTTGACGCGCTTGCCGGCCAGCAGAGTGCCAGGGGTGGCCAACTCAAAATCACCAGCCTGATTGGTGGCCGCAGGCGTCCAGACTGTATTGTCCTCTTGGTCACACCACTGCACCTTGCGGGGATTGCCACCAGCGCCAAGCGCAAACAGGATGCGCTCGGCAGTGACCAAAAGAGCCTTGTTGCCGGTTGGGGCGTTGGTGATGGCCGCTGCCAGTGTCGGCGTTGTAAAGCCAAGCTGCCACTCGTAGAGCTTGCCGTCAGCGCTGGAACAGGCCACCAGATACTCGCCCCATGTGTCAAGTGACCATGTGGTGGCGGGGATCAGCCCACCAAGATCAGGTCGGGCCACGCCATAAGCAAATGAGCCATAGGTGCTGTAGCCGTAGCCGGTCTTGGTTGTGGCATCGGCAATGCCGGCAGTGATGCCGGTTGGTGTGATTTCCTTGAGTGTTCCAGCCTCGTTCATGGCGTACAGCTTGGATTGCGTACCAGCGGCAATCCAGCGCTCTGCATCATTGGCACGCCAAGTGATGAAGCCCCTGCACAGACCCGTCATCTGGCTTGCCGAGCGCTTCCTCCAGCCGCCCATAGGCCGCAAGGTGTTCTCGTACCAGCGCACCAGATTCGCGTCATACCAGCGGCCTGCTGCTTGGTACTCTGTGCCGTTCCTGTAAATGCCTGGTGGTAATTTGAGTGGGATGTACATGGCTATATTGTCGGTAGGTTGGACACAAAGCTCATCGTGACGATGGCCGATGGCACTGCTGGTCGGGTTGGGCTGGTGCTAGCGTCAAAATGCTCAATACTTACATCAGTGCTGGTGGTGCGCCACATAATTTCAACATAATCGTTGGCTGCCAGGCTTACAAAAAAATTCATGGCTGCAATCAAATGGCTTGGGTCGCCTGCCGATTTTCTTTGTGACAAGTGAAATCTGCTGTTTGAATTAGCAATGTTTGTCCCATTCTTGCGAAACCAGATGTCAAAATCCTGACCATCATTGCTAATGTTCTTAAACTGAATGGAAAACTGCAAGTTCCAGATTCCGCTGTCGGCCACTGTGATTCGACTGTTGCTGGCTATTGTCACGCCATTGCTAAAGTCTGTCGTGTTGAATGTGACGGCGTAGGCCGTGGTGGTGTTGGCCGCCGTCTGGTCGGTTGAGTCCTGAAAAGCCCCATGCGGGTTGTTCATAAACTTGCCGCCCCTTGGCCCAAACAGTGAGCCAAGGACGGAAGTCAGTTTTCTAGAAAAAATGTTCAGTGCGCCGTTGTTCTCGTTCAAGTTCCGGCGGTCATACACCTCTGGTGGATAACCCAGACTCGGTAGTGATGGTGTCTCTAATTGTTGCTTGACATTGGCCATGACATGATTATTCCACTTTTGTCATGTCAGCGCGGCTTTGCTGACCCCGTTAAACAGCCAAGTACAGCCCGATGTTGGCAAAGGCGTAGCCAGCGTAAACCACCCCCATAGGGATGTTGCCCTTAAATAGCTGCTCTACGGCAATGCCGGCGTAGATCACTGTGACCAGGATGATCAGCCAGCCACTCATAGGCCAGAAACATCAATGACTTCACCACGGAACTCTACGCAACCATTGCCAAAGTCGTGGACAAGTTCCGGCCACAGCAGTTGGCCGTTAAAGAAGGTCAGGATGGCAAAGCCACTGCGCCAGTTTGTGGGATTGTCTTCCAGATAATCGACAAACTGAGGGCCATTTGGGTCGGCCAGCGTGCCGGTGTCAACCCCGAATCGGTTGCCGTTGTAGTCTGCATATGGCGTCACTTTCAGACTGTGCAAGTGGCCGGTGACAATACTTTTGCCAGCGCCCACAGTATTGTTGTGCGTGGCGTGGATGCCGCCCTTGTACCTGTGCTTGACGCACACATCCTCAGTCGGCCAGCAGGCCCAGCAGGACAACCACGCTGGAAAGTGATCTCTAAGAGAAAACCCCTTGACCCCCTCAAACTCATGGGCGTTGGCGGCAAGGCGGCTTTCAAACCTTGCATCATGGTTGCCCATCGTCCAGATCAGCTTGGCCCGTCCAGCGTCCTCTTCGATCTCGCCCAAGCTGGCCTCACAGGCTTTGAGTTCTTGGATGATGCTGGGCTTTGTATCCCATCCGATACGGGGGAATCTGCTGATGGACGCACCATCAAACGCATCGCCGTTGTTGATGATCGCCTTTGGCTTAAATTCTCGTATTGCCCACAGCAACCCTTTGAAGGCCGTGGTGCGGATGCCAGGCCAGAAGTGCGCATCGCTGAACACAATAACCACGCCATTCTCAATGCCAAGTTGATGACGCGCCGCATGCTTATGGGCGGTCTGCAAGTGCGTGAATCGGCTGCCTCGGCTTTTATCCTCTGCAACCAGTTGGATTTTGTACCTTTTCTCAATTGATCTGCGCCGCTGGTGGACGCCAGACATATCAACATGAACCAACTTGGCTATTTTTGAGGCAGAGCCTAGGGTTTTCCAAAGCTCAATAAACTCGGCGTCAGTAACTTTTGGTGCAGGCATGTCATTCCTTCGTCAGAATGCGCTCAAGCACATTGATTACTCGGTGTTCGGCTGCTTCAATTTGCTCTGCTGATGAGCCTCTATCGGTTGCGGTTTCAATTAAATCGTGCATTAAGACATGCAAGCACTCATGCAGCGCTGTCTTTTTCAAGGTCTGTGGCGTGATTTTCTCAGCGCCAAAGTCGCCAATTCGGTAAGTCGCCAGCCGCGCCGGCTGGTTAAATTCAACAGACGCCATTGCGCCCTTGGCCGGCTTTGACCCGCGCTCGATGCGCCAATCACCCAGAGACAACTCCTCCTGCCAGTGAATCATGCACTGGTCGAACAAAAGCGCTTGCTCAGCGCTGGGCATGTTCTTTACGGGGTTTCTCATGGTCGCCCTTGTTTGTGCAACCTGCGGAGCATACCGCCGGCTTGTGACCAACTTATGTCAGGCCATCATCTTTTCTGCGTCTTTGGATACCTCGGCCACGCGCCGACCCCATCCCTTGCCGAATATCTCCCATGTAGGTAAAGCGTGCAAGAAAGTCAAGCGCTGGGCGTTGTAGTCCTCGACCAGCTTTCCGACATCAATGCTTGCGGCCTTCTCCAATGTTTTTGGCCCGATCATGCCATCTTCTGGCACGCCTAGCACTTTTTGCAACATCTTGGCAGCGCGGCCTGGGCCGGAATTGACCGCCAGATCAAAGACCGCCATGTCCAAGCCGGTGGGCAGGTCATCGCCACAGACCTTGTTCCAGTACTTTTTGCGGTACATCGGGCCGACCACTTCAGGGGTCAGCGCACGCATGGCTTTCTCGTCCACCTCATGCCCGACCCACTCCTCCCAGACGCGCTTGGTCACGCCAAGGTTGGTCATGCCGCCAGGGTCTTTCGGATGGTTTACAAAGCCACCTTCATGGTGCAGCACTGCGGCCAAGCACTGGTCAAAGTTATCTTTCATTTTTTGTTCTTCATCGCAATGATGTTCTCAAGGGTTTTGCCACCGAAATACGCCGACATGATCAGCATGCCCCACTGGCCCAGCAGGTTGACATAGGACTCTTTGGCGTCATAGCCAAAGGCACTCATCAGTGCGAATAGGAAATACCCAACAAAGATGGCCACCAGCGACAGTGGCCGGATGTTCTTGTTCAGCCAGCCGTCAGTAGCGTTGTCAGACTTCCAGCGGTCTGTGACATTGTTCTGTTCCGTCTTATAGATTTCAGTGTCGTTGACCATCTTGGCAAGCTCACCGTCTTGCGCCATCTTGGCCAGATCAAGCTGGGCCTTGGCCTTGGCCTCTGGGTCTGGAATGAGTTTGTCGATCAGCTTGCCGCCAACTTCAAGTAACGCTGTAAGGGGAAACATATTTAATCTTTCAAAAGCTGCACTTGCCAGCACACTGGTCAATTATTTCAAACGAAAAATAGGCGATAACACCGATCAATGCAAAAAACAC